GCATGGACCGGGTGCCGGTTTTCCACGGCACTGGCGTGATCGGCATGGCGGGAGTGAGTTTCACTCCATTCGGTGGGATGCGGATGAGCGCGGCATCGGTCACCGCGGCGCCGGTCAGGATCGAGGCCTGCGTGGCGCCTTGGTTCATGACGAATACCCGCTCGATAAACGGCGAATTGTAGTTACTGATGGACATCGACTAACTCCTTGTGGCCTGCTTTTGGGGCCTGCTTGGGCGGCTTGCTCTGGGTGGGGGCGCTTAGGCCGCGGGGGTTGCCGGAGACGTTGCCGGGTGAGCAGCCAGCGATTTGCGGTATTCATCGAGCGCGAGCAGCGCCGTCTTCTTTTTCCGCTTGAACTCGTCCGGCGCGCCCATGTGGCTCACGGCGCTCGGGAACTTGGCGAGTTCGTCGTCGGCGAAGCCGATTGCCTCAAATTCGGCCTCCGGAATCAGCGGGACTCGTTTCCGCACGAGCTGCTGGGCGAGTGTGTCGTCGATGTCGGCTTTTTGGCCAAAGAGGCGGAACTGGTAAGGCGGATTGAAAACGTCGGCGAAGTCGCCGACAAAGCGATAGATCGACATGAGCGAGAATCCTTTTAGTTCGTGATGCGGCCAACGGAAGCCGTGAAGCGCAAGGTGCGGCGCCAGTTGTTGCCGGCGAAGGTAATGGTCGACTTCTGCAGCGTCCAGCGGCCGTTGTAAGTTAGCAGGGCGCTCATGTAAGTGCCGATTTCGTCGAGGTTGTTCACCGTTGCGAACATGGCATCCTCGATGGCCTGCGCCATTGGCGCGAGCAGCCGAGGAAAGTTCTCGCCATCAAGCGAGATGTGTACCTCAATCACGAGCGCGATCGTGCCAGCGAAAACGGCACTGACGACCCTGGCATCGTCGACGACGGCGCCGGTGTCGATCGTCGTGAACGGATAGGTGAACGTTGAGCTCGCCTCGAGCAGATTCGGATCCACCTGGCCGATCAGAAAGTTGCTGCTCGTATCGCTCCAGTCGACGACGTAGGGAGCGATCCCATAGGTTGAGGCGACGTTCGCCAGATTCACATTGAAGCCGGTGGCTGGATCCGAAAGCCTGGTCTGAAGCGCGTTCAGCGCTGGGAGCGAGATTTGAGGCATTTATTCTGCGACAGCGGTGCCAAGGTTCGTGAGTGAGAGCGCACGCTCAATCCGGGCATTCCTTCGCGCGCCCATGGCCTCTTTCACGTCGGCGATATCCTCTTCGTTCGCGCGGAAAAAGCCGCGCTCAGGGAGATGCCCGAGTCCCTTGTCGTTGGCCTCGGCGCGGATGGCCTCTTCGCCGTAGAAGCCAACTTCAAAACCCTCGGCGTTCACGCGGCCGAGCATGGCGTTCAGCATGTGTGGATGCTGCTCGATTCCATAGAGGTCGACCTGGTCGACGCGGCCGCCGGCCTTCTCTTTGCGCTTGGCGTATCCCGCCGAGTACGCCTGAAACGGTTGGCCATTCGCGTCGACGCCTTGCGCCGTGCGATCGAGGATGCGGGAGCGGATGAATTGCGAGCCGAAGAGCAGATCGGCGTCGGTGAACTCAATCTGATCGGCGAGAGCGGCGAAATCTGCGGGCGCTTGGTGGATGGTGGCCATTGGTTTTCTCCGGCTTGCCCAACTGGCGGCGCAGCCGGGCGTTCTCTTCGCGCAACTCGGCGAGTTCGCGGTCAGTGCGGGCCCGGAGCTCGAGCAACTCGCGCCAGGCGTTGGGGGTTCCCTCGAGGTCTACGATCAGGCAGCTGCCGCCGGCTGCTTTCGGGTATCGAGAATCCATACGTGCCGGCAATTCCAGCCGCCGGCGCTCAAGAACGCGTTGGGCAGCATGCCGTTATTCATCGCCGCGATATCAGTGCGCGAGTACGCCTTGTCGGCTTCCACCAGGTGGCGACAGAAAGGTCGGTTGCGCGAATCAAACGGCCCGCTGTACCGGTACCGCTGATCGATCTCGGGCAGGTCCGCTTCAATCTTCTGGAAGGCCTGGTCGGTGAGCGTCCGGTAGTACGTGGTCATCGACGTTTCGGCGATCGTCCGGATCCGCGGCAGCGAGGCGTCGATCTTCGATGCGAGCGATTCCAAGAGATCGGCGAATTTAAGGCCCCCGATGCTGAAGAGCGCCTGTTGCATGGCGGTGCCGGCCGCAGCTTCGGCGACCGTTGTCATGCTGGTCACAGCATTCAGCTGCAGGCCGCTGAAGACTTTCAGGTCCGCCGCGGTGAAGGCCACCGGCTTATAGCCGAGGTAGTCGAGAGTCTCCTGCAGGAACGCCGTTTCGCCCGAGAACGAAGCGACATAACCGTTCATCAGCGAGGAGTAGCCGGCCTGGTCGAGAAAATCCATGAACCGGTCGTCGAGCGTCCGGATGATGCGAAGGTTGCCGGGGCTCTGGTCGATCTTGCCGGCGGTGATGGCGAGATTGGCCTGGAGGTAGGCCGCCATCCGCGCCTGCGCTTTGCTCATGACGGCCGACAGATGCTCGCTGAAAGCATCGATCATTGAGTCGTAGAACTGATCCTGCCGGCGGTGGACCTCGTCGAGATCCATTTACTGGACCGTGCTGAAGGTCAGGGCCTGGGCGTTCGTATTTGGTAGCAGGCCGGGCGGCGGATTCGTCACGAGCCCCGAGACGAAAGGCATATCGGGGCCGTGCCCCGTTCCGCCGGTCCAGGTTGGATACACGGGATCGCCGAAGTAGGGCAGAGAGATTCCGGGGCGCCCGAGAGGCGGCGACATGATCGTTGTGGTGCCCGAGTAGTGGTAGTGATGCTCGTGCACCACTTTTTCGACCGGAGCGGCCTTGATGGTGACCTTGTTGCCCTCGATTGCGAGCTCTACATCGTCGTCGCACTCGAGTTCGAGGCCGTTGGTGGTGATTTTCCGCATAAAAAGTCCTCTACGCCCGCCAAAGCACGTTCTGAAACGCGAAATTGTAGTCCGGATGCTGCCCCTGGCCCATCGGGTTGCCAGTGAGTGTCGGCGCATCGGCGAGTGTGTAACTCGTCGTCGCAATCGGGATCGGCGTCGCGTTCTGTAGCCAGAGCGTTTGTCCGGTGATCCCGACATAGACGTTCCAACCCGACGCCGGCTGTGGCGTGTAAATGCCGTCGGCCGTCCCGAGATTCTGTGGGATCGTTCCGTCGGGCGGATTCAGCCCGGTGAGCGTCAGCGTCAGCACGCTTCCAGTGACTGCCGGCAAGGTGACGATCGCGCTCGGCGCGCTTTCCCCGTTCCCGTTGTTCGACCAGGTGACATAGCCCTGGGAATTGACCCATGTGATGGCAATGTCGTAGACGTGGCCGATCTCGGTCGACCCGGTCCCGCCGGCCGACACGTTGCTCGCCCCCCAGGTGCCGGATCCGAGCTCGCGCAGGGCGCCCGGGCAGGCTAACGGTTGGAGCACGATCGGAAGGCCGCTCGAGATCAGATTGTTCCACGCGAAGCTGGCCTCCGCGCGGTAATTATTCATCTTCTTTTCGAAGCGGTCCTCGACCTTGCGGTGATAGAGCGATCGATAGAAGCCAGTCAGCGCCCGGTACTCGAGCCAGCGCTTCATGTGAAGATGCGTCGGGTCCGGATCGAGCGCGCAGACCTGGTTGAGCCTGGCGCGTGGCCGGTTGATGGCCGTCGTGAGGGTATTCAGAACGGCCGCGACGTGGTTTGCTGAAATGCCGAGTCCGACCAGGTAGCCCGAGAAGTTCTGGAACGCCGCGGTGATCTCGGTGCCGGCTTCTTCGACGGCTCGCCGAATGATCGAGCCTGGCCCGGATAGCGTGACATTGAGCGCGGTCGCGTCGGACGTCACTTCCTGGTCGACGACGGCCAGGTCCGCGGGCGTGATGATGTCGGAGTCGGTGAAAAGCAAGCTGGGACCTGAGGTGCCTAGACCAGCAGTGCCCCGATGGTCTTGGTCGGCTCTTCGCCGCCTGGCACGCGGGACAGCGCGTCCGCAATTTCCTTGAACTGCGCGACGGTCAAATTTTCGATCGCGATCGCCATAAGCGTTGTGAGCGCGCTGCCAGTGAGCTGCGGCGACACGCTGTTGTTGACGGTCTTCGATCCGGATACGGATGCAGCCATGGGAGGTCTCCTTTTGTTGAGAAGTCAGAAATTGGAGCGGCCGGATAGCATGGCCGCTCCAGGGGGAAGGAAGCCCTACTGTTCGATCCAGGCGTGAAGGGTCAAGCTCGGCGAGCTGCCATTGAGCTGCGTCACGTTCACCCGGATCGCGCCGCTCGACACGTCGAACTTGCTGTCGGGCAGCTGATACTTGCGCCAGGTGTTTTTGATCGACTGCGAGCCGCTCTCGACCTGACCGGTGATGTCCCACACTGCCAGAGCGTTGACGCCGGTGAAGGCGTTGGTCGTGTCTTCAATCTGAATACGGGCCGTCGCGCCGGCGGTCAGGTTGGTGACCTCGATCGCGAGCGTGTAATCGCCCGCGTTGGTGGCGACGGAAAGGCCGGTGGTGGGCGTAACTGGACCCGTGGTGGTGACGGTCTGCGCACCGGTAGTGATGTCGGTTGGAGTAGCCATGGAATTGTTCCTCGCTTTGCTGAAATGGGGAG